GTGACGTGTCTGGCAAAAGAAGAGAAGGATGCAAATGACGTCACTCACTATTGGCCGTTGGTCAAGGGTGGCTCTGTATCCAAACACGTACCTGCCCTGTTCGACCACGTGCTTTGTGGTGTTCGAGTGACAGAAACGAATGACCAAGGGAAACCAAAGGTAACTCGGTACATTGTCACAGACGAAGTGTCTGGTTGGCATGGCAAAACACGTGATCCACGCAACCGTCTGAAGCCATTTGAGAAGTGCGAAGACGTAACAGAACTCTTAAACCGAATGGTCGGTGAGGAAGAAGGAGAAAGTAAATGAGTGATTGGAATGGTTTCGGGTCATTAGACCTGTCCAATGTAGAAGCCAGTGGTGGTAGCGCACGTCTGCAACCCGGCACATATACCGTGAAATGTTCGGAAGCAAAGGTCGAACAGATCGGTAGCACAAACAACCGCAAATTGGTTGCAGACTTTGTAGATGTAGATGGATCAGGCGACATCCGCGTGAACTTCAACATCCTGCACTCAAGCGATCAGGCGCAAGAGATTGGCAGACGTCAGTTGAAGTCGTTCTTGATTGCCGCAAATCACCCCAACCCAGACAAGCCGGGCGACGTTGATAAGCTGAAAGGTCTTCAGTGCAAGATCATCGTTGGCATGGGTAAGCCATGGAAGGGTGATGATGGCGTTGAGCGTCAGTCAAGTGAGGTCAAGAAGTTCATGGCTATGGCTGAAGCGGCGGCGTCTGCTGGCTCAAAGTCAGACGACATGGACGACGACATCCCTTTCTAAGCCATACAAAAAAAGGGGGGCGCAACGCCCCCCTAAATTGAGGGAAGCCATGAGCATAAAAGCTACCGAAGTTGTCTTCAAGATTGACGAAGGATATGACAGAAAAACCGAAGAGAGAGCGCGAGACTATATTGGGGCTTCGGGCATCGGACATCCCTGCGACGCCTACCAAGCCTACAGCCTACGCGGATTTCCCAACACTGAGCCAGACGCTCGCCTCAAGCGAATATTCCGCTTGGGCCACATCCTCGAAGACGAAGTCGTCAAAGACTTAAAGGAGAAGGCAGACGTTCGGGTCTGGGAAGTCGATGGTCTGACTGGTCGTCAGCACACATACGAAGAATGGAACGGTCATGTGGTCTGCCACATGGACGGACACATAGAACTAGATGATGGCGAACTGCGCGTCTTGGAGATCAAGTCCATGAACGACGCATCGTTTAAGAAATTTCAGAAGGACGGAGTGAAATACTCGCATCCACGTTACTTTGCACAGGTGCAAATGATGATGGGGATGTCTCAGATACATGAGACCTTCTTTATCGCTGTGAATAAAAACAACAGCGAATACCATGCGGAGATTGTAAAATATGATGAGTTTGAATTTGGACACATCAAGGATCGGATACAGACAGTGTTCGATGGAAACGCAAAAAAGATCAGCGTCGACAACTCAGACTGGCGTTGCCGAGGGTGTTTCAAATCAGACGTATGTTGGGGCGACCGTAGTGTTCCCAAGTTATGTCAGACCTGTAGCTTTTCCCGTCCAAAGCCAGACGGTGGATGGCATTGTAGCAAGCATGACAAGGACACCCTTAACCCTTGCGAAGATTACAAATTGTTTGAGCCATTACCGAAGGAGTAACTGGATGAAGCTAGAGGAGTTAAAGGAAAAACACGAGGCGATTGCAGAAAAGACCTCCACTCTTCTTGCCGAAATCGAAGCCAAGCAGAATGAAATCTTGTCGATTACTGAACGTCTGGATGAGATCAACATTCTGAAAGGTGAGGACATCAAAGCGCAGAAGGCACGAGCGAAAGAGAAACGTGCGCGTCTGCGTGATGAGATCACAGACCTGCGACATAATGTACGTCTGTTGGATGGGCAGAAAGAATGGCTAATGATCAAGGCGAAAGCTCTGGCAGGTGAACTATGAAGCGCGGCGAAATATTAGGCAAGGCTTCAGAATATGTTGATGGCCCAAGGGCAGACGACTACGGCGACGCGTTCGAGAACTTTGAGCGGATTGCTGAAGGATGGAATATTATTCTCAAGAACGCCTTGAATACGCACGGATATTTCACAGCATCACACGTCGCATTGATGATGGATTGGGTAAAGACAGCACGTCTATTGCACAACCTAGAAAGCGCAGACGGATGGATTGATAAGTGTGGATATAGCGCACTCGGTGGCGAGTGCGCTATGAAGAGCAGAGAGCGGAGTGATTACGCTAAGTCTCTAATTGAAAATGCGGCCCGTCCAAGAAAGGCCGACGACCCTGAGAGCGTCTGATGTCAACGTATTCCATCATCAACGCTTCACAAGTTCCCGCGTGATCCGTTAATTTCTTGTGCCATGCCGCTCCCCAAGTGAGTTCGCAACCAACTTCTTTGGCGGCAGACAAGAATGCGTCTGCAATCTCATCATACAAATTCAATTCCCAGACGCCATTTGAGCCAACATAGGCCATGGCGTCTATGGCGTGCGAGTACCCGTCTGCCTGTGGTAGATGGTAAGACTTCATCGTCTTTGACCTGCCAGTGCGGACATTCTCCTCCTGCTCGGCTACAGTTCTGGTGCCGCAAATAATTCCGAAGTCGATCTTAGTACGACCGATGGCCAGTTTGCAGACGTCCACGAGTTGTGGATGTACGCCTTCTAGTTTTGACAGACTGCGGTTAGATAGTTTGAAGCTCATTCTGACGCCCCTCCTATGTTGAAGTTTAGGTTCGGGTGATCAGGGTATTGAACAACAACTGGCCCCTCTGGGCATGTGTAGTGTATGTATGCGATAAGTGTTGCCGTGCCATCGCTTACTTTTTCTGGATCATCTATAGTAAACGTGTACGCAAATGTATCGACACGATTGTTTGCTGGCCCCATGAATGTAGTGATAGATGGGGTTACGTTATGAACAAGAAGTTCACTGTCTCGCACATTCAGTATGAAGTCATCGACGTTGCAGTCGTCGCGTAGCTTTACCCTTGCCACCTCAACTTTGAATGGCCCGTTAGATGGGCCGTCTGTAATATTGAAGTATTCAGGCGACCACTCAAGTATGGGGCGTTTAAGCCAACCAAACTTGTCTGCCGCTTGATACCCGCCAGCAATCAATGCGACACTGGCAGTAGCTATACCGATGTACGTTTTGATGCTGTCGATGTCCATTACTTGGCAACTCCTTTTGTCTTCTCGAATGTGCGCAGACCACCAAGGCCGAGCATGCCGAGCAACACAGTCATCAGGCTATCCATCTCAAACGATGGGAGATCACTCGGATGCAAGCCAGTTACGTTGAATGAAACAAGCGCAAACACTACGATGGGATGAATGATGAAATGGTATGCTAACGCGACCGCGCAGACCCATCCGACCATCGGCCTCCACCCCGCAACGAATATACTGCGGTGTGCGGCTTCAGCCTTGTTCGTTTCGATTTGACCCATCGCCGCTTCGTGCGCATGTTTTTCTGCCATGGTTGCGATTTCGTGAGCGAGTTTGGCTCTTTGGTCTTTGTCCTCGATGAACTTGTCGAGAAGGCCAGTGACTGGCCCGATCAGTGCTTGCAACATGTTGGTCTCCTTGTTTTCTGCTTCACTTCTCATGTCCGATCCAGACGGCAAACGCGCCTGTCATCGCGCCCGTGACCGTTGCTGTCAGGGCTGTCGCTTGTGAGGTCATCGCTTCAGGTGGAAGACCCATGAACCAATGGAGGACTTCAATGTACATCCACGTCATGACGCCCATCATAATTCTGGGCATCAACTTCCAAGCGAGAACTCTCTCCATCACTATCGTCATAAGCTACCTCAGTAGGACTTGTTCCAACTGCCCTGCCAGCCGCCTGAATTGCCGCTGTTAGGCTCGCCTGCGGCGGCATCCACTAAGCCCTCACGGAAGCGTCTGTTGCCTCCAAGGACTGGGATACGCGTCGCAACTTCGCGCATTGCAGACCGCTCTTTTGCATTGCTGTTGTCGCCCTCATCGAAGATGCCTGCGGCTACCTGCATTGTTGCGTTGCCAAGACCGAAGGATGGGCCAAGAACTGTCGACCACATACGCTGTTGTCCGTATGCGCCGTTATCGACTTGGCTGACTGCTGAGTGAATGACGTCACCGAGTAGACCAAGGCCACCCATCACCATCATACTTTCAACATACCAACCCATGAAGTCGTTCTCGCCGCCATGAACTTTCTCGTCATAGCCAAGTGCTTTGAGCAGGTTACGTTTACGCAATTCAGAACTACGCTCGTCTTCACCGCCGCGTTGTTGAATGATGTCTTTCGCTGTCAGTGTTGCCGCACCAAAGAGTGGGCCAACAGACGCCAGATAAGCCAGTGGTTTGAGGTTGCCTTTGTTGGCTTCGCTCAAGACGTGACCAGTCAGACGTGACATCATCAACGGGAACGACTTCAACTGGAAGACCAGTGCGCCGATTGGCGTCTGCGCCCACAGTGGGATGTCGTTCGGGTTTGGCTGGAAGATTGCGTCGTCTGCAAACTTAATGATCGCCATGCGCAGGCCGTCTTCTTCCATGATAGACGGATCAATCATCTCTCCTGCTCGTTTTGCACCGGGCAAGAACTCAGACAGACCGTAGTTTTTCAGGAAGCGGTGTGCAGTTTTGTACTGCGCAGACTGCTGTGCGTATGGGACACCTTCCTTGAACGTATCACGCGCCTTCATCTGCATGGTGCGGAAGGCTTCGTAGCCAGTCGCGCCTGCAATCATGCGGTTCATGTCTGTCCAAGGTGTCAGCAATGTAGCGTTGAAGAAGGCATGCGATGCCTTATTGTCTGGCGCACCG